GTTTTTCCTCAAAGTTACCGGATAGGACCGGATGGCTGTCTTGGGTTAAAATAAACCAAAACGGAACAAAAATAAGACAGGCAGAGATGGAATTAGCCTGGACTAATTTTATAACCAGGTCGCAATCATTTAGATGGAACTGGATCGGGGCAGGGATGGAGGGAGAAGGGAACGCTGTTTATGGCGGGCTCGTTCACCCAACGCAAAAACCTGTGGCTTTAATGGAATGGTGCCTAAGCCTATCTCCAGAAAGCACTACGGTTTACGACCCATTCATGGGCAGCGGAACCACTGGTGTTGCATGTGTGAACTTGGGAAAGGCATTTACCGGGATTGAGCGAGAGCGCAAGTATTTCGACATTGCTTGTGATCGTATAGCGTGGGCAATTGCGCAGCCACGGCTGTTCGATGAAGAAAAAGTATGCGCTGGAGAGACGGCGTTGCAGGGCGACATGCTTTTTCCTGCTAACGCATAGCTAAGGGCTCCCCAGGAGCGGTTGTTCGCAAAAATAAGTGTAGGAAAAAGCCCTACAAAATAGAATCCGACATTTAACCCTATTTTTGCTATTGTTTTAGCTACCGTGGCAGTCATCACCGATCGCTTTCTTGAGTGCCTTGCGGATTCCTTCGCTGACGTTTCCATTGCCAAGGCGCGTGGCGATAGCGATGCTTTCAGCGTCCAGGTAGGTATTTACCTTCTTCCCCCCAGCCATCTCAGACGGTCTCCCAGCGGTGCCAAGTGCTGCCGCAACCTTTCGGCCGTCCAGAGAGCGAATCTCGGACGCATTGACCTGGACATAAGCGCCGGTTGCCTCAATGCGCACCAATGCGCCGGTATCGGTTTCGTCCTTGGTCACTGTGCCGAGCGCAGTTGATTTGGCAGGTAGTGTGTTTGTGTAGAGCCGCCAATTACCATCTGTATTGACGGTAAGGCGGCCACGATTATCATGTGTCATGGCCGATTCCTTTTTAGCAGTATTCGCCTGTTTCGAAATTAAAGAATACATCTGCATTGCTAAAAACCTTGGCATACGCCCAACGGTCTCCGCCGCAGCGTTCTTTTGTGAGGCGAATCTTGATTGCGCGCAGCGAACGCTTGCCGTTGTAGATTTCAGTAGTTCCAACTTCGCCTTCGCCAGACACGATGCGGATTTCGTTGGTTTCGATAAGCTTTGTAATGTTGGACATTTTTAACTCCTACCCCTGATTTCCCGAGGTGCGGTAGGTTGGCGTTGTTGCCTTCCATGAGTTCTATTATATACGCACAAAATAAGATTGCAAGTGTTTTGTGCGTAAATAACAAAATATTTTTAATCAACCAAGAAATCCGAATACTTTATTATGTGAGGATGAATATGACCGTAATCGATTCACTGAACCAGAAGCTGGCCGATGCACGCGACGAAGTTACCAAGATCGAAACCGAAATCGCTACCATCCCCGTAGAAGTGCATAACCTTGAGTCCGATACCTGGTCCAAGATCAAAGCTTTCTTTGGAATTGCCTGAACCATCATCATTTTAGGCGCGGACCACTCCGCAATTAAAAATGGCAGCACGAAACAAGAAGATTAATCACGACGATAAAACAAAACGCCTGATAAGGGCTAGTCAGCTTCTTAACCGTTTGAATCAATTCGCAAACGGTGAAATAGAAATGACCCAAGCCCAAGTCAACGCGGCGAGAATCGTCATTGGCAAGGAAGTACCTGATCTAAAGGCGATTGAAGTACGCGGTAACGAGGATCAGCCATTGGTGCATGTGTTCTCATGGCAAAGCTGATACAAATTCCGTATAAGCCGAGAGACGCTTTTAAGCCGCTACACAACACACAAAAACGATGGGCTTGTATCGTCGCACATCGCCGAGCAGGCAAGACGGTTGCGTGTATTAATCACCTGCTCCGCGAAGCGTTAACGACGCCTAAGATAGATTTCCGTGGTGCATATCTGGCCCCGTTCTACCGTCAGGCAAAAAGCGTTGCATGGGATTATCTCAAGCGATACTCGTCAGTAGTTCCAGATGTATCGATGAACGAATCAGAACTTCGGATTGATTATCCGAATGGGTCTAGAATCCAGCTTTACGGCGCGGACAATGCTGATGCGCTGCGTGGTCTGTTCTTTGATTATGTAATCGCCGATGAATATGGAGACTGGAAACCGAGCGTCTGGAACTACGTTATAAGGCCGGCGTTGGCGGATCGTCAGGGTAAGGCGATCATCATCGGAACGCCAAAAGGTAGAAACCTATTCTGGGAAATGTACAGCCGCGCTGCGAATGATCCCGAATGGCTCGCCATCAAGATCACGGCATCGGCCAGCGGAATTCTTCCTCAGTCCGAATACGACGCGCTTAAAACCGAGTTGGATGATGACGCTTGGCGGCAGGAAATGGAATGCGACTTCGATGCTGCTATTCCTGGCGCGATATGGGGTCGTGAAATATACCAGGCTGAAGTCGCTGGAAGGATTACACGGGTCGAATGGCAAAAGGCATTCAAAGTTCATACCGCGTGGGACCTTGGATACTCTGACGATACGGCGATATGGTACTACCAGGTCATCGGCGGAGAAATACACATAATCGACTATTACGCCGCATCGGGCCGAGACATAGAGCACTATGGAAACGTAGTTGCCGGAAAGCCATATAGCTACGGGACGCATTACTTGCCTCATGACGCTAGAGCAAAGACGCTCGCCTCCGGAGGAAAATCGATCATTGAACAACTCTCGAACTACCTGGGACATAAGCACCTGTCGATTACGCCACATCTTGACATGCTGGACGGAATCCAAGCAGCCCGTGCTGCGTTTCCTCGTATCTGGATTGACTCTGCAAAATGCAGGGACGGCATAGAGGCCATCAAGCAATACCAGCGAGAGTGGGACGAGGACAAGAAGGCATTCAAAACTAATCCCCGTCACGATTGGACCTCACATGCATCAGACGCCTTGAGGTATCTAGCAGTAGCGTGGAGAGAAGAACAAAAGCCTAAAGCGCCAGACGACCCAATACGCGGCATCGTTGTCGGTAACAACACAGTGACACTGGACGAACTGTACGCCTCCCAACGGCGGATAACTAACACGAGGATTTGATATGCCAGGCATCAACCAAAATGGCTACGGCTACCATAATGTCTCTGCGAGCGCGAACGTTTCGAACGTTCCGTGTACGCTGGCCGGCGTTTTATGCACGACCTCCACGAGCGGAACCATTGCTATTTATGACTCGGCCACAACCACAACATCATTGCCTGTTACCGGCACCATTGCACTGACCGCAGGCCAGTTTTATTCGGTTCCTGCCGGCCTGGGTTATGGCTGTTACGTTGTGATAGGCGGTACGGCTAACGTGACGGTATTTACGGCCTGATGACTGACGTTGTACTACCCAAGTCGGTTGAGTATTACCTCAACCACATCTCCCAATACGAGCGCGAGTTCAGGAAATGGGAGGGTCGCGTTAAGAAGATCATGGACCGTTACAAGGATGAGTCCAGGAATATTCGTGATTCGGACGGATCACGATTTAATGTATTGTGGTCGAATGTCCAGACCCTCAAGGCATCTACCTTCGCAAGGATTCCGCAGCCCGATGTTTCGCGATTGCACAGAGACAATGACCCAGTTGGTCGGGTAGCGTGCCTGATTCTTGAGCGTGCGCTAGAGTTTGAAATTGAGCACTACTCGGATTACAAGCAGACCCTCCGACAGTCGGTCTATGACCGTTTTCTCGGTGGGAGGGGGATTGCATGGGTACGTTATGATCCAACCTTCACAAAATCGGACGTAGAAACCGAGATTACGGAAGATGTTGAGGCCGATAATCCTGTCTCTGAGAAACTTGATTTTGAGGCCGCGCCAACCGATTACGTACACTGGAAAGATTTTGGTCATTCGGTTGCGCGGACGTGGGAAGAAGTCTCGATTGTCTGGCGAAAGGTCTATCTGACCCGCCAGGCATTGCAGGAGCGATTTGGTGATGATGCGGATCGTATCCCATTAGATGCTTCGCCTACCGAGACCAAGAATACCGATCCGGACGGGGTAGATAAACGCGCCCTGATTATAGAGATATGGGATAAGGAAGCCGGGCGCGTGTTCTGGCTCTCAAAATCACTCGGTAAGTTTGTAGATGAGAAGGACGATCCACTCGATTTAGAGGGTTTTTTCCCATGCCCGCGTCCGCTTTACGCCACTCTAACCAATGACTCGCTGGTTCCGGTTCCAGACTTTACGTTGTATCAGGACCAGGCCACACAATTAGACCTTCTATCCGACCGGATAGATGGACTGATTAAGGCGCTAAAAGTATTCGGCGTCTATGATTCGTCCATTCCGGAGCTGGCCAGACTGTTCAAGGAAGGCGGAAATACAGAACTTTTGCCAGTCAAAAACTGGGGTGCGTTCGCCGAGAAGAATGGACTATCGGGATCGATCCAGTTAGTTGAAATTGCGCCCATTGCCCAGGCGCTGAACGATGCCTATACGGCATTTGAGCAGATCAAGAGCCAGATATACGAGATCACTGGTATCAGTGACATTCTTCGAGGTCAGACGCAAGCCAGCGAGACGGCGACAGCGCAGAACATAAAGAACAGCTACGCGACACTCAGGCTCAAGGTCTATCAGGACGAGGTTAGCCAGTACGCAACGAGTCTGCTACGCCTGAAGGCACAGATTATCTGCAAGCATTTTGACGACATGACCATCCTCAAGATGTCCGGGGCCGATCAACTGTCTCCTGCTGACCAGCAAATGTTGCCGATGGCGATGCAGCTACTGCGCAACGATGCGTCCAGGAATTTCCGTGTGGATGTAGCGGCTGACACGTTGGTCTTTGCTGACGAACAGCAGGAAAAGCAGGACCGGATGGAATTTCTAAGTGCGACATCCGCGTTTATCGAGAAGATCGTCCAGGGCGCATCCCAGGCTCCGCAGATCGTTCCGATAGCGATTGAACTGCTGAAGTTCGGTGTGGCCGGCTTTAAGGTCGGTAAGACAATGGAAGGCGTGATCGACGAAGCGGCTGAACAGTTGAAATCACAGCCACAGCAACAACCTCCTAATCCGGAGATGGTAAAGGCACAATCCGCACAACAACAGCAACAGGCCCAGATTCAGCACGAGCAACAGGTCGAGCAGTTTAAGGCTCAAGCAGAAATTCAGATCGAGCAATCACGTACCCAGGCCGATACACAGATCAAGCAGCAGCAGATGCAGATCGACGCGCAGAAAGAAGAGATGAAGCTCCAGCACGACGCGGCCCTGAAGCAGATGGACATGCAGATGCAGCAGCAACTGGCTACACAGCAACAAGATTTCGACCGCTGGAAATCTGAACTTGAATCCGCAACTCGCATCACCGTTGCAAAGATTGGCGCTGGACTGATTAACTAAATATGCGATACAGACAGATCAAATTGGATGGCAAATGGGTTCTTGAGCCTATCGTAGATAGCTATCAGGCCAAATCGACAGCCATAATGGGCGACTTCGAGCCTTACAAGTCCCAGGTGACAGGAGAGATGATCGAAGGCAGGAAAGCCCACCGTGAACATCTTAAGCGCCATAACGTCATCGAAATAGGAAACGAAAAGATCACTCCGCAAGCCGCTCGACCTGACCGGCTCAAGGAACAAATTGCCCGTCAGGTCTATTCAAAATTGCGTTATTGAAAGGGAAAATCATGACTTTAGCAGTCGAACTTGTCGGTGCTCACATAGCACCTGTAATCGCCTCGACGATGGGCGGAGTTCCATCCACACTTGCTGCAGCTGGAGCCAACCAGGGCACCGCCGCTAGGATAGGCACATCCATTGTGACTGTGACCGGAGCCACCGGAGCGAACGGCGTTATTCTTCCCGCTGGGATGCCTGGCGACGCAGTGACCATCTATTCCTCTGCAGCCACGAATGCCCTACTGGTCTATCCGCCTTCTGGGGCCGCCATCAACGCTATCGCTACGAATGCCGCTTACAGCCAGACCGCTCAGACGACGCACCAATTCAGGTGTTTCTCGGCGACCAGCTGGCTAGCTACGTAATACCTAACCAATAACCAACAAGGCACCTTCGGGTGCTTTTTTATGGAGTTGAGATGAGCGAGACTACTCTACGCGACACTCTTGCTGCCGCAGTCGAAGAATATCAAAGCCTTGGCAATGAAACCGAGTCCGAAGCGTCGGAACGGACACGGGATGAGCAAGGACGTTTCAAGGCCCAGGAAAAAGAAATCCAAGAGGAAATCAAGGCCGAGGAACAGGTTGTCGTTGAACAGGCCATTGAAGAGCCTAGACGGGTCATTCCTCGACCGACGAGTTGGAAGAAGGAATATGAGAACGACTGGGAAACGCTGCCCGGGAATATCCGGGAATACATCCTTGATCGTGAGGGCCAGTACGCCAAGGGAGTTTCAACTTATAAGAACCAATGGGACTCTGCCTCTCCGATCTACGAGGCCGTTGCTCCGTTCCTTCCGGAGCTTCAGCAGAACAACATCAATCCGTCGCAATGGATACAGAATCTAGGCAATGCGCATCGGACCTTAGCGCTCGGAACTCCAGACGAGAAGTTGCAGATGTTCTCACGACTTGCGACGGATTATGGGATCAACCTGGAAAGTCTTACTGGCCATCAGTACAACCCGCAGTTCGGGATGCTGGCGCAAGAGCTGAGCCAGATTAAGAACCAGTTCACCCAACTACAGACCATTCAGCAACAGCAGGAACAAGCCAAGCTGAACAATGAAATACAGGAATTCGCAGCAACGGCTCCGCACTTTGAAGCCGTCAGGGACACGATGGCCAACCTCCTACAGAGTGGCATGGCGACCGACCTGAAAACCGCCTACGAAAAGGCTATCAGACTCCATGATGACGTCTGGCAGAAGCAGCAGGAGGAACACTCCAAAGCGGCTGAAGCCGAGCGCATGAAAGAAGTCCAGGCCAAGAAGGCAAAAGCAGTCTCCCCGAAGTCAGCAAGCCCTACAGGTGCGATGAATAGTGGAACTGGCAAAAAATCACTCAGGGATCAATTGGCCGAAACGGTCGAAGCATCCCTCGGTGGACATTTTTAATATCGGAAAAAGGAAACCATTATGGCCTTCGCCAACGGTGCAATATCCGACATTATCGCCACTACCATTCAAAATCGCTCCGGCGAACTGGCAGATAATGTCACCCAAAATAACCCTCTTCTCCTACGTCTGAAGCAGAAAGGGAACATTCGCCCATTTTCTGGTGGTAACGTGATCTTGGAAGAGATTATGTACAACGACACCACTACGTCTAACGTGAATAGCTATTCCGGTTACGAAGTGCTTAACGTAACCCCGAACAGCCCGATCAGCTCTGCGCAGTTTTCCATCGCGCAGTATGCCGCTGCGGTAACGATCTCCGGTCTGGAAATGCTGCAGAACAGTGGCAAGGAACAGATCATAGACCTGCTCGAAGGTCGAGTTAAGGTCGCAGAAGCCCAACTGATGAATCGGATTGATACCGACCTTTACGGTGATGGCACAGGCAACAACGGCAAGAACCTGACAGGTTTGGCTCTGGCCATTGCAGATTCGCCGTCCGGTACGACTTACGGCGGCATCGCTCGATCCACATGGACGTTCTGGCAGAACCAGGTATACTCCGGAGTAACCAACGGCGGCGCACCGGTCTCAGCGGCCAACATCCAGCAGTACATGACACAACTGGCCGTAAAACTGATCCGGGGGAACAATAAAGCCGACCTGATCGTAGCCGACAATACCTATTACGGCATGTACGTCAATTCTCTGCAAGCCATTCAGAAGGTATCTGACCCCGAGATGGCCGGCGCAGGTTTCGCTGCACTTAAATTCTACGGCGGCGGCACGGCGGCGGATGTTGTTCTGGGCGGTGGTATCGGTGCTCACGCGACCGCAAACCACATGTGGTTCCTGAACACGGACTATCTGTTCCTCCGTCCACACAAGGACCGCAACTACGTTCCCATCGGTGGCGAACGGCAATCCGTCAACCAAGACGCGATTACCAAACTCATTGGCTGGGCAGGCAACCTCACCTCCAACGGTCCGCAATTCTGCGGCGCGTTGATCGCCTAACAGGAGGATCACATGGCATATCCTATCAGCATCATTCACGGCATCGATTTGGTGAATACCACACTGGCCACTGACATCACGTCCGGCGCTCGGGTGGTTCCCCATGCCATTGGCACGGAAGTTTTTGCCTCGGACGGCAAGATTTATGTTTTCGCCAAGGCCGGTGGATCTATCACAGCTTCAACCGCTGTATGTACCGTCAATGCGGGCACCTTCTCGGCCACTAGTTCGGGTGGTTCATACACATCCCCAGCGACAGCCATGTCTACGGGCGATTACGGCTGGTTCAGCAAAGCATCTGTTTAATCATCACTCACTGAGTGGAAAGGGGCTTAGGCCCCTTTTTTTATGGGTTTTTAACAGAGAACCCATAACAAAACTCAACCACTTGAGGCATCTAAATGCAGACCGAATCCCTTGCTGTACGTTTCTATTCCAAGCCAATTCAGAATGAATTCCTTTCCTCGCGTGAAGGCCGCCCTATTCATTTCATGGCCGACTTCGTGCGGATCGAAATCCCAGGAAATTCGACTTCGATCATTGACACGTACGTGAACGAAAGCCACAAAACCCGCTTCCCGATTGAGTGGGCGCAATACCTAAACGAGAAGACCGAAAGTGATTCAATCGAGACGCAAGGCACGCTTATAAGAGAATGGCCGTTGCTGACTGCCGCTCAGGCTGCGGAACTTCGTCATTTCAGGTTTTATACCGTAGAACAAATCGCTAATGCCTCCGACATTCAGATTATGTCAATCGGCATGGCCGCCGGGATGGCTCCCTATGCGTTGCGTGATAAGGCCAAGGCCTATCTGGAAAATGCCAAGGATTCGGCACTAGTTCAGGCACAGACCGAGGAGTTGCGGAAGCGCGAACAAGAGATCGCAGACCTTAAAGAACAGGTCGAACGCATGGCGCGTTTATTTGAAGAGCAGAAGCCTAAGCGTGGAAGACCAGCAAAAGAAGACCAGGAAGCCGACTAAATGAAAACGCTGCTTGAGATCGTACAGCAGGCTTGCGGAGAAATGGGTCTCACTGCGCCTAACTATGTGGCCGGCAATACCGCCTCAGATACAGTGCAGATGCTAGCCATTTTGAATGGCATTGGCGGCGATCTAAGCAGGGAATTCGACTGGCAAGCGCTACAGAAGGCCTACACATTCATCACGACTGGAGCAGCCTCTTATCCGCTACCGAGTGACTATGATCGGCAAATTGACAGGACCCACTATGACAAATCTAAACGGTGGGAAATGCTCGGTCCTGAGACACCTCAGCAATGGGAGTTCCTGACCTCCGCGTATATCTCGGTCGGTCCAAGGCTACGTTACCGGCTGATGGGCAATGCGCTGAATGTCTGGCCAACGACCAACACCGGAGAAACAGTGGGTTACGAGTACATCACGAACGCATGGGTGACGGGAGCCGACACAACGGTTAAGAGTTCGTTCACGCTGGATACAGATGTCTGCATTTTCCCTGATCGACTGATGATAACTGGTCTGAAGCTGAGGTATTTCTCGGTCAAGGGCTTCAATACCCAAGAGTATCAGGTCGAATTCATGCGCTATTTGTCTGTAGCAAAAACGAACGACGCAGGAGCTTCTACCCTGAGTTTTGCTCCCAAGTTATCTAGCGTCCTAATCGGATGGGATAATATCCCGGACTCTGGATATGGCCAGTAACCCGTTTTCACTATCAGCCCCGGTTGGGGGATGGGACGCGAAGAACTCTTTGGGAGAGATGCCGCCCAATAATGCGGTCTATCTGAATAACTGGTTCCCGCGTCCGTCCGATGTAATATTGCGCAATGGATACAGGCAGTTTGCTACAGGTCTGGGTGGGCAGGTCAATGCGGTCATGTCCTACAACGCCGGGGCTAATACAAAGCTGTTTGCTGCCTCTGGCGCGTATATCTACGATGTGACCGCAGGCGGGGCGGTGGGCGCACCGGTATGGACTACTGCAACCTCAGACAAGTGGTATCACACCAACGTCGCCACTCCGGGTGGGAACTTCCTCTATCTGGCGAACGGCATAGACAAGCCGCTTCTGTACAACGGCACTACCTGGACGGCCATCGATGGGGCTTCTACTCCTGCGATAACCGGTATCACAACAACCCTGCTAACTCACCCATATGTGGCTAAGCAGCGGGTGTGGTTCATCGAAACCAAAAGCTTGAGGGCTTGGTATCTGCCGGTTATCTCGGTCGGAGGCACTGCGAATTCGCTTGATTTCGGCTCGCTATGTCGCAGGGGCGGGTATCTGGTCAGCATGGCCGAATGGACGGTAGAGGGCGGTTTCGGAATGTCCGATTACGTCGCCTTCATCACCTCCGAGGGTGAAATGCTGATCTACTCCGGAACCGATCCTTCCAACTCGAACGCATGGAGTCTGCTCGGAACCTGGTATGTCGGCTCACCGATGGGGCGTAAGTGCTTTACCAAATTCGGATCGGATTTGCTTCTGATTTCTCAGGAAGGACTCACCCCGATGAGCCAGGGTAGGTTCTTCTCTGATTTGGGAAATAAGGGAACGCTCACCGACAATATTCAGTGGGCTATCAGTTCGGCCACATCGCTTTATGGTTCTAACTTCGGCTGGCAGGCGACCACCTATCCACTGCAAAATGCCCTGCTTCTGAATGTACCTGTCGCCACAGGGTCACAGGAACAGTACGTGCAGAACACAGTGACCGGAGCATGGTGCAGGTTCACCGGATGGGCAGCGAATACCTGGGAAATGTCGCAGGATCAGATTTACTTCGGCGGCAATGGCTATGTCGGTCAGGCATGGTATGGCAACGACGATGCCGGGGTACAGATCAACGGCGATGCCTTGCAGGCATTTAACTATTTCGAGCTTCGCGGAAAGTTAAAACGATTCACAATGATGCGCCCGATTGTGTCATCGAATGGTCAGCCGGCCATTTATGCCAACGTCAATGTAGATTTTGACACTACGGCACCGAGTACCTCTCTCACCTACTCAACACCATCCGGGGGTGTATGGGGTATGTCGATATGGGGCACTGCGAAATGGGGCGGAGGCTCTAACTCCATTTATAAGTCGTGGAACGGAATCAACGGCATCGGCTATGCCGCTGCGCCTCGTTTCATGTGTGCGGCCAAGGGAACAAACGTTATTTGGATTTCGACGGATATTGTCATGGAACCAGGGGATATACTATAAATGATTGTCCAAGGCCCGGAAGTCGCCGCCTGGGTTTATGAGGCGGTTGGGTCGGCTATCGGACCGAATACCGTAGGAATCGGCTACGTCAAGGACAAAAAACTAATCGCTGGATTTGCCTTTGAGTCATTCAACGGCGTGAACATGATCGCACATCAACGGCAAGACGAACCTGCGCCTAAGGGGTTCTGGATCGCTGCTGCGGACTACTGTTTCAACAAATGCAACCTCAAGCGAGTCACCGGTATGGTGAACGCCAGCAACACCAAGGCTATCCGGCTCAACAAGCACATCGGGTACGAAATAGAAGGCGTGATGAAGAGCGCGGCGGATGACGGCGGCGACATACTCATCATGGTTTTATGGCGAGACAAGTGCCGTATTTTGAACTGGAAATAATATGGGTAAATCATCCTCACCTCCGCCACCAGATTATGTAGGCGCAGCCAATGCAACGGCGGCCGGCAATCTCGAGGCGGCTCAATATGCGGCCCAGGCGAACCGGGTAAATCAGGTCACGCCCTACGGGAACCTGAACTATTCTACCGATATGCCGAATGATCCATCGAACGTCAATGCCCGATGGACGGCGACGCAAACACTTACTCCAGCACAACAAACAATGCTGGATCGGAACAATAACCTGTCTATAGGGCTATTGGGGACGGCGAATAACGGGCTTCAGTACGCCAATCAGGTCCTGAGCAAACCCGGTGTCGATATGTCTTTACTCCCTTCGACGGGAATCAACCCCGGACAGTCATATCAAGATGCGATGATGTCCCAACTGCAACCTCAGGTGGATCGATCGAATAACTACCTTACCGCACAACTGGCCAATCAGGGAGTAACCCAAGGTTCTGAGGCGTGGAAAAACGCCTGGCAGCAGCAGAACCAGAATAATAACAACCTATACGCACAAGCCACGACAGCGGGCATGAATATGGGATTGAACGCCAATAATCAGGCATTCAACCAGCAGGCCTATAACCAGATGCAGCCTATCAACATGATTAACGCATTGCGCACTGGATCCCAGGTTCAGAATCCTAACTATGTCAACTCGGCTCAACAATCCACTACATCCGGGGCGGATTTGTTGGGGGCGGCAAATTCCAGCTACAACGCACAACTCGGCAACGTCAACGCACAGAACGCACAATCTGCAAATACCACTTCAGGGCTTGGAACAATTGCTATGGCGGCGGCAATCTATTGATGACACCTGAACAATTTGCAAGCGAAAGACTACCTTCCTATTGTGGTACAGGGTGCGGTAAGTGCTGCAATGTGGGCGGGACAGACCGGCTTGTGGTGATGACCATCACCGAAGCGCAGGAAGCTGCCAAGATAAGCGGCAGGGAACTGGCAAACCACAAACCCATGCGCCATGCAGTGCGTGCTTCAGGCTGCCCGTTCCATGTTGATAACCAGTGCAGTATCTACGATGCCAGACCAGCAGGATGCAAAGCCTATGTATGCGACGGCGGTGACGACCCGTTCATGCAGCATCCAGAGTTTTCTGCCTTCATGCAGCCGATATTAGACTCGGCAAATGAGCCAATTGCAGATGTTCGTGATTTTTTTCCAGAGTTGTTTGATTCGATCATTGCAAGACACGAACGGATCGCACTGCAATTTTCTGGCGGCAAGGATTCCATTGCTACGCTGGAAATGATGCGGCCCTATTTGGACAGGATAACGGTCTATTGGCTTAATACAGGAGACCCATTTCCAGAAGTGGTCGAGGTCGTTGATAAAGTCAGGCGTAGCGTCCCGAATTTTATCGAGATTGACGGGAAACGGGATTCAGTTATCGCGCTCCACGGGATGCCATCAGATGTGATTCCTTATTCTTCCTCACTGACAAGCCACAATCTAAGAGTAGCTGAAACCGTGCTATTGCAGGATAGATTCTCCTGCTGTTCGCGTGTAGTCATGCAGCCAATGCATGAGCGGATGATAAAGGACGGAATAACGCTAATTATCCGGGGGCAGCGGGTTGATGAATTATTCAAGGGTACGGCCCGATCCGGGGATGTGCTAGATGGCTTTGAGTTCCTGTATCCTATAGAGGACTGGAGTACGGAGCAGGTTTTCCAGTACATCAAGCAGAACGGCTGGGAAATACCACGCTATTACACCGAGGGAATGCCACATTCCGGGGATTGCCTAGTCTGCACAGCATGGGTGGGCGATGGTCGCGGGGCGTACCTGAAAAAGCATCACGCGGATAGGTTCGAAGAATATCGGCAGAAAATATCTATCGTGGCAGCAGCAGCACAAAACGCGGTCAATAACTTGGTTGCCGAGTGCGGAATTTGTGAACTGAATAACTAGGGAATAAACATGGCAGACCCAAATATCCTCGAGTCGGTTGGGATGGCGAATAATCCAAACTTCGACCCTACAGAATATGCACGTCAACAGCAGGCCATACAGCTTGGTCAGGCTCTGATGCAACAAGGGATGCAACCTAACCAAGGACAGATGATCAGCGGCCATTATGTTGCGCCTTCGGTCACACAATACCTGTCTAGCCTTGCGCAGGTTCTTGGTGGTAGCAAGATGGCGTCGGGTGGGAATGCCTACCTGATGAAGCAGAATATCGGAAATATGAACGCGATGCTGTCTCGGCTTCCAGGGTACGGAGGTGACGGCTCTATTTCGATGTATGGCCAATCGCAACCCACTCCCCAGGTTACAGCACAGCCGACGCCAGGCGGTGCGTCTAGCCCTTTCTCACAGGGGGCCTACTTGGCTCCCAATTCGGCAGGTACACCCCAGGCAAATCCCTACTCGGGCCAGACTTCGGCACCTATCAGCTCCCCGGCTCAAGCTAACCCATTCAACCAGCAAAACGTCATCCAGTCCATGATCCTCGACGGTCTCAGTCCGGAAGCGGCTAAGGCGTTTTGGGCAAGGACGGCACCGGCACCAACTCAGGAAATGAATAACTGGCAGGCGCAGGGAATTGACCCGCGTTCGATAGCTCAATATACAGTGGAGAAAGCGGCCAAGGACGGACTGATCGAGAAGAACGGCATGTATATCAACCCGACTACTATGCAGCCGGTGGGCTTCGTACCTGAGATTCCTGGTGGCACTATGCCTACCTACAACCAAGGAGCAACTGCTCCTAGCGGGCTTCAGACGCTTGAAGGCCAGCCTGTCACCTATCCGCAGGCACTTCAACGCAACGCGGCAGGGACATCGGCAGGTTCCGGCATGGTTGATATGGTACAGACCTACAATCCGCAGACGCAGCAAATGGAGCTCATGCCGAAAACGATCGCGGCTCAAGCAGCAGGCGGTGGAGTTCCGGGAAACAACTTTAGCAACCTCCGTCCGCAAGGCGCGTCTACCGGGTTCCAGTCGTTTGCAACCCCGCAGGAAGGGCTGTTAGCAATCGATAACAACCTGAAAGCATACAGTGCGAAGGGAATCAACACGCTTTCCGGCGTGATTAACCGCTGGGCACCTCCGATCGAGAACGACACCCAAGCCTACATCAAGGACGTTGCGCATCGTTTGGGTCTTGATCCTAACCAGCCAATCGACCTAAACAATCCCGCCATCCGTCAGGCAGTTGGAACCGGGATCATGCTGCACGAGCAGGGTTCGCGCATCTTCGGTAACGCTCAACCTAAACCGATGGCGGCAGGACCGCGCCTTGGTGATTCTTCCGCTGCTACAACGCAAGCGACCAAGAGTCAGGAAGCATGGGCTAGCCTTCAGGAAGCCAATCGCCAAGCGCAGACCACCACGTCATATCTGCAAAACATCAACGGACTGGCACAAAAAGCCATCGTCGGACCGGCATCAAGTAAACTGGCTTTTGCCAACGGTCTTATCTCGCTCATTCCAGGAACAACGCAGGCAAATGACGCGCAGACGGCGAATGACCTGCTGAACAAATACAGCAGCCAAATCGTTGCTCGCTTGGGTTCGGGTGGCATGGGTACGGACTCGGCCAGAACCCTCCTGGAATCCGCGTTCCCAGGTTCGCACATGACCGCAGATGCCATCCATGAAGCAGTTGGAAACCTTGTTGGGGCAAACGAGATGATTAAGGCCAAGGCCGCGATCCTGTCGCCTTATGGAAACAACAGAGACGCAGTTGGATACCAGCAGAAGGAAATGGCTTTCGACCAGAACGCCGACCCGCGCATCTGGCAATACAAAGCGCTGCGCGAGTCCAATCCAGCGGCTGCGCGAACCTTCCTGCAAAGTGTGTTAAAGCAAGACCCGAACTTCATCAACAAGACCGATGCGCTGTCTAAATTGGGAGCATTCTAAATGCCCAGCCTAGCCGACTTGATGAGGGCCGATGCTGCGGGTACGCCTTCTGCTCACACGATTAGCCTTGCTGATTATATGAGGGCAGATGCTGTGCCGTCTGCCGCTGTTCCGTCTATGGCTAATCTGTATCAAAATCAGGTTGCCAGCATGTCACCTATGGATCGCTTCATTGCGTCTGCCGGTGGTGCGGTAGAAGGGCTAATGCTTGGTGCTAAACAGCGGTTCGGGCAAGCCACTCCGCAAGAGGTGTCAGATTGGAAAACATCAATGGCCCCGCTTATGAATACACGATCCGGATGGTGGGGTAACCTGGCGGGGGATACTGCAGCAGCGTATCCAGCCATGCTAATCCCCGGCGTGAACACCTATGTCGGTTCAATGGCTTTGGGAGGTGCGCTTGGGGCAGCCCAGCCAACTAGCGGCGGTGATAGTGCATGGACTAATGCTGCGCTTGGCTCATTAGGCGGGGCAGCGGGTAAATATGCTTCTGGATATGCGCAACGTCTAGCCAATTCTTTTAAGTCTCAGAACATGGCAGGAGCGCTGGGTGGGAATGCTGGTTCTGCTGGTGGTGCTGGTTCTGCTGGTTCTGCAGGCTCAACTATCGCATCTGAAGGGGTTAACGCCTCGGCCAGTGGTGGCGGATTCGGTCCAGGAGTAGTTCCTCCCGGTTCGGCTGCTGGACTCAACCCTGCGCAACAGGCCGCAATGTCTACTGGTCAAAGTCTCGGCTTCCGGGCGACACCTGGGCAAGTAAGCGGCAGTATCCCGCTCCAGCAGGCCGAAGCGTTCATGGAAAGCCATCCGTCTACCTCCGGCCCATTCAACGCAATCAAGGCGTCTAACAACACAACCCTAAATAGAATTTGGGCATCTGGCATTGGTGAGGATTCCCCGACGCTCGACAGTGTGACGCTCGGAAATGCTGCCGATCGCATCGGACAGGTTTACGAAGGGATCAAAGGGCAGGGGGCGGTTCCGATTGATCCTGATGCGTTCCTTGGCAAGCTTGCGCAAACTGAGTCCGACTATCAAGGCCTAATCGGTGACGGTACGAAATCCATCACCGACCATCCGCTAGTCAATCGGTTCATGAACAACGCCGCCAATGGAAGCGCCACCACTGAGCAGCTTACAGACCTCGCAAGCAAACTCGGAAAGTCATCCTACAACCAAATGACCAGCGGCAGTGGAGACCGTCAGCTAGGCATGGCATTGGGCGATGTAAAAGACCATGTTGATGATGTGCTGGCTAATGGCTTACGTGACTCTGGCCGTCCAGACCTAGCGGATGCGCTTAATACAGCGCGGGGGCAATATCGCAACCTGATGTTGCTTACTGGGCGTGGCAACGTGGTTAACCCGTCCAGTGGCAATGTGAACGGGCGCGCATTGGCTTCGTTGCTTCAGCAGAAAGACCGCACCGGGTTTCTATTCGGCAATAATCATACCCCGATGTATGACGCGGCACGATTTGCCCAGGCTTTCCAGCCGCTGGTAGGAGACTCAGGATCGGCAACTCGAATGGGGTCATTGAACCCGATGGATTGGGCCTTGTCGATCCCCGGCAATATAGCAAGCCGCGTTTATACAAGCGGCCCGTCTGTCTCAGCGGCTAAAAACATGGCGGCGGCACTTGGGGCCGCCCAAAAAGGCGCAATGGCGGCAAGTCCTGTTCTGTCTCCACTGGCGAATACTGCCGCTGCACTAGGCCCGGTTTATCCGCCAGCGTTAGCCGCCTTAATGTCCAATCTTCTGCGTCAGAACCCGACTCAGCCATGACGGCAAAAATCTAATCGCGACAAGCCCGATCAAGTGCGCTAGGCCGCGAATAGCAAGAGAAAACAAAGGAATCGCAGCGATTCCGAGCAGCGTAGAAAAGTTCATTTTTCACACTCCAGCCCGCACCGTGCGGGGTTTATTATCGTCTGAAGGATAGCACATGTCCCGTAACGGCTCCGGCTCCTACTCGTTACCATCCGGCAACCCGGTAAACAACGGCACCACCATTGATCCTAATTGGGCCAATAACACGATGACCGACATTGCCACCGCTCTAACGCAATCGATCTCTCAGGACGGTCAGACTCCGATAACCAATAACCTGCCCATGACTGGCTTCAGGCATATCAATGTGGCCAATGCTCAAAACCGTAACGAATATGCATCGGCAGCACAATGCCAGGACAACACCTACGAATGGCTTACTTCTGTTTCCGGAACAGATACCATCACCGCTGTAGCGGCGATTGGGATGGGGGCTTACGCAGCCGGTCAGTGCTTCCGCTTTGTCTCGTCCGGGGCGAACACCACAACATCTGTCACGCTCAACCTAAACGGCTTGGGGGCGAAGGCGATTACCAAGAACGGGGCAACCGCTCTTGCTGTCGGTGATATTCCTTCCGGGGCAGTCGTTGAGGTGGTTTATGACGGGACGCAATTCCAGTTGGTCGGGACCTCGGTAAACAGCGCTTCCACTGCGACCATCCTCACCGGCACATCTACCGCGTCCGTCCAAACGACAGCCCTCGGCGGCGGGACGGCAGATAACACGACGTTCCTGCGCGGGGATAGGACGTTCCAGGCCATTGCCACCATGACCGCCACAACTAGCGGCCTGGTGCCTACACCGCCAAACGACGTGAACCAGGTCTTGCGCGGCAATGGAACATTCGGGGCGGCCTCCCTCGGGAGACTTTACAACATCACACGCTACACTACGGCTGGCAGCGGGACATACACCAAGCCGGCCAATATCAACCGGCTATTGATCCGGGCTATCGGCGGCGGCGGCGGCAGCGGCGGAAGCAGCAGCGCAGCGGGCGGCGGAGGCGGAGGCGGCGGCGGATATGGCGATTTATTTATCACCTCACCCGCAGCGTCTTACGCCTATTCGGTGGGTGCTGCCGGTTTAGGCGGCGGCAGCGGATCCGCCGGCGGCTCAGGCGGCGCAACGACGATTGCCGGCATATCGGCCGGCGCAGGCGCCGCCGGCACCGGCGGCAGCGGCACCACTGGCGGCACCGGCGGCAGCGGAGGATCTACGAGTGGAGGAGGCACTAATATGCGTGGCGGACCAGGCGGTGCTGCCGCTGTCTCCGCCGGGGGAAGCACCAGCACTGGCGGAAATGGCGGCAACTGCGTTCTTGGCGGCGGCGGCATCGGAGGCGGCAATGGCCCCGGTCCAAGCGCCGGCCTCAGCGGCGGCGGAGCAGGCGGCGCCACCGGAAGCGGCATAGCAGGCAGCAATGGCGGCCCCGGCTACATCGAAATTTGGGAGTTTGAATGATGCGAGCAGCAAGAATTGAAAACGGTAAAGTAGTTGATCTTTGGGAAGTTCCTTCGCTTGATTGCTACGGCGAGCTTTACACGCTTGTCGAAGCGCCCGAGTCGGTTCAACTCGGCGCGACGTGGGATGGAACGTCATTTGTCAATCTTCCTCCCCCGCCAAAGACGCCAGAGGAAATCGTCGCAGAATTCTCCGTAGGGGTCCAATCCCGTCTCGACACATTCGCGCGTACTCGTGGCTACGATGGAATTCTTTCGGCGTGCACATATACGACTAGCACGAATCCAAAATTCTCCGGGGAAGGACAATACTGCGTGCAGGAACGCGACGCGACGTGGGCTAAGTGCTATGAAATCCTGAGCGCAGTTCAGTCAGGTACTCGGCAGGCTCCGACGTGGGAAGAGCTTGAAGCCGAGCTTCCATTGCTGCAATGGCCGAATTGATCCTGTTCGCCATCTCCAGACGAATAACCAGAGGGACAGATTAACAGCGACTTTCGCGCAATTCTGTCCATGTCGTAGACAAATAAAATCCGCTTCGATAGACTTACATCCAATGGCATCCGACAGTCAGATAGGAGCACGACGCAATGAACAAACTTCCTGAAACCGGCTTTCTTAGATTGCCGCAAATAATTGGCGACCCCAAGGCTGGAATTCCCCCGATAATTCCCATCGGGAAAAGTTGCTGGTGGGATGGAGTCCGAAGCGGACGATACCCCAAGCCGGTAAAACTCGGGCCGCGCATTACTGCCTGGCGCGTCGAGGACATTCGCGCTCTGATAGCATCGGTATAAGGGGCCGCGACATGACCTAAAACAAAAAGGGCCGGGTTCCCAATCAGAACCCGACCCCAAATACTACCGATAGCCGCAATCATACCGTAACCTTCACGTAACCGAAAGCAAAAAGCGCGGATGGCTCCCGCTGCCGTTCGTCATCTGCATCTGAAATACGTGGTAGGTTTGCATTGGATGGCGGTCTTTGGGCGGATCATTTGGCCACAATCCACAGAGGAATAGGGTATGAATTACGTCATCAGGCTGGCACTATGGATCGTTCTGCTTTGCATTGCACCGATCCGCTATCTGTGGGCGTCATGCATCGTTCTGTCTGGCGGAGATCGAGGTTGGCAATGCCTGATCGCTGAGGATGAAAGCTGGAACGTACCTTGGGGCGGAAATGCTTCAATGACCATTTCGGCGCGGGCCGAATACGCTAGGCAACGAGGAGCTAAATGGGGATGCTGGCTCTGCCAGTTGCTCGATTATCTTCATCCGAATCATTGTGAAAACGCCATTAAATAAGTGAATGCATGGAACAGAATACGATAGATATAGCGATTGCTCTTGCCAATGTGATCCTGGGTGCATATCTCAAAGCGGCGTGGGATTCGCTCAAGGCATTGCAGGAAGCCGACAAAAACCTGGCCGAGAAATTATCCCACGTGGAAATACTAGTAGCGGGGCAATACGTCCATAAAAATGATTTTATGAAACTGTCCGATGCGCTATTTGCCAAGCTGGATAAGATCGAAGATAAACTCGATGGAAAGGCCGACCGATGACCGGAGATTTCGATAGAGCGTTTACGATTGTGGTTGGAGTCGAAGGCGGATATGTAAATGACCCGAACGACCCGGGCGGTGAAACGAAATGGGGCATCAGCAAGAAGGCGTACCCGAATCTGGATATTGCCAATCTTACTGAGGACGACGCCATGTCAATCTACCTGCGCGATTATTGGGACCGGATGCGGTGCGACGAAATCCCTTGGCCGTTGAGTCTGTACGTCTTTGATAGTGCAGTCAATCAAGGCACGTTCTCCGCTACGCTATTATTGCAGAGTGCTGTTGGCGTGCAGGTGGATGGCGAACTTGGACCATTGACGATGCAAAAGGCCGTTCAAGCTACTCCAGACCAGACGGCTAACTTCATGACACTTCGTGCGTTAGCTTATATGAAACTCAATACCTGGCCGAATTATGGTCGGGGGTGGATGAATCGTTTATTCAAGGTCGCAAGCGCGGCCTAATTCGGGGGTATGAATATGAGCTTTGACCTCAAGACGGCCATCGGTTCCATCGCACCGGCATTGG